CCTTAAGTTTCTTTTTCTTGAATGAGAATAGTAACTCAGCCACCTGTTGACCTGCTTGGAGTCCTTGAGCTGCATAATCAAGACCTTGTGCTATCTGTTTAGCTTCAATCTCATTGATTTTTTTAGCGTGCTCCTCTTTGGCAACTAAGTCAGCCTGTCTATATTTCTCCTCAATGGCTTCCTTGTCTGCAAGAGTCAAGTCTTTAGCTGCTAACTCAGCCGCTTTCTGTGCCTCAAATGCTTTAAATTGTGCATTGAGTACAGCATCTGCAGCAGATATCTGAGCCTTAGCATTCTCATCTGCACGAGCAGCATCAAATTCTGTTTTTGATAGCTCAGTTTCTGCTATAGTTTGTGCAGCTGCAAGTATCTTTTGTTGGTTCTCAAGTTTCTTATCTTTGATTTGAGTATCAATATCACCCAAAGCCTTTGCAGTCTCAGACTCAAGGAGTAACCTCTCTTCTGAGTCCACCTCAAGGGTAGCCATTTTCTGTCTTGACTCCTCTGCTATCACAGCCTTCTGTGCTTCAAGTTTAGCAAGGTCACCTTGTGCCTCTACTTCGTTTCTTTTTAGTCTGTTAAGGGTAGCCTCGTTCTCTTTTTTTTCTCTCTCTTCAATGGTCTTATCCTTAGTTTTTTCAATCTCACTGTTAATCTTACTCAATGCATCCTTCTGGTCAAGCTCTTTTTTGTATATCTTGCTAAGATGCTCAGTAAGGTATTTACGTTCAGCCTCAAGTTGAGTCACTTTCAAGTCTCTCAATTCCTGCTCATTCTTACCTGCTGTCTCAGCCTCTCTGTATGCTATATCATTCTTTTTACGTAGGTCTGCCAGTGCATCTGAGTACTTATTCTTAACCTCTTTATTAGTGTTACCAACACTGCTCACAGTTGACTTAGCTATCCCAGCATTACCCTTGTTAGTGATCTCAAGCTCCTGCCTTTTAAAGTCTGCTATGATTAAGTTCTTTAACTTCTGAGCCTTAGCCAATGCAGCAGTATCACCCAACTGTTGAGCCTCTTTAATCTGTTGCTCAACCTTAGACAATGCCTCCTTTCTTTGGATGTCAAGCATAGCCTTAGCTCTCTCAGATTCGTTCTTAATCTGCTTAGCTGAAAGGAGTTCAATCTGCTTATCAAGGTCAAGGTTCAGTTTCTGCTTAGCCTGTACTCTGGCTATCTCATTAGCCATCATATCCCTATTGAGCTGCACCTGTTTAGCGAACAACTCATCCATCCTCTTTTTATCCTCTTCTGTCAGCTCCTTTTTAAGTGACAAGGCATCCATCTCAGCTTGATTCTGAGCATAGGTCTGCTCCATGGTCTGCTGTTTGATGTCATAGATAGACTCATTCTGGTCAATCTCTATGCCTAACTGTTTCTCCAATGCCTCTATCTCAGCATTGCTCATGTCTTTAGTTAGGTTGTACAGGTCCTCTCTGGCCTTTCCTTGCTCCTGTATGTTCTTGATGTTAGCCTCACTGGTCTCTTTTACCTTCTCAGCATTCTCTTCTGCAGCGTTATCAGTCAATCCAAGCCAATCAGTCAAGTCCTTGAAGCCTTGTATCACAGCATTGATAGGTGCCATGATAGCCTTGAGTATTGCATCAAGTACACCTATCTTTTTAAGGAACACACCAATGGCCACCACTATAGCAGTAATCACTGCCACGAGTAAAAAGATAGGGTTAGCTAAGATGGTCATCCCTAACTTCACGAATGCACCACCAATGGTTGACAATGTACCTATGAAGCCCTTGAATCCCTTAGCTAAGTCTGCAGGGTTAAGGTTACCCATCACTTGGCTGAACACTTGAGCCTTCTGTTGTGCCTCTTCAAAGTCAAGACTCAACAATGAATCCTTGATACCTCCGATAGAGTTACTCACCTGCTCAAACTTACTGCCAGATGCAAACACTGTCACTGCATCATTAGCATCAGATATCTTATCCTTTAGCTCCCCTGCCTTAGCAGATAGGGCTGCAATCTGTGCTGGGTCTGTGGCATCTGCAATGGCTCCCTTGAGGTCTCTCAACTCAGCCTTCATTGCACCTATGCCCGTTATCTTTAAGGGTATCTCTACTTCATTCATGTTAATAAGTTCTTATTTCTATTGTTGCATATGTTAATAAGTCATCTGATAAGACATCAAGGGAGGTGTCTCTGGTCTCTATCCTTATCTGATTAGTGTTGTACCAGTATGCTGAGCATAGTCCTGGGTCTGTTGTACCGTTGAGCATGATGTATGTCATATCAGCTGTAGGGAACGCACCTGCCAATGTACCTGCATACAGGCCTGTTGATAGTCTGGTCCATACGATATCACCTAAGCTATTCTCAAGGACTGTAGCTGTTGGGTCAGATGTACTGCTCTGTAGCAGGTTAGCAAGGTACCTCACACTGTTCACAACTACAGCACCATTGATGGTCTCAGTCACAGTCAAGTTACTCACCACCATGCCATCATTCTCAAGTACTTGACCATTACCTATCAACACACCCTTAGTACCTGCAGTCACAGTGTTACCCTTACCGAACACCATAGCATCTGCACCTGGCATGATGATGTTGTTGTTCATACTCATGGTACGCAACATGGAGTCAGTACCCACAGCTGTGATTGTATCACCTATTGGGTTGCCGTTGCCTGTCTGGTAGCGTGCAAGGTCAATCTCTGTATCTATGCTTATCAACTCCACCTTAGTGAGCTGGTTGTTGTTGGCGTTGTAGTCTGCTATCTTGTTGATGTTCCACCATGAGTTATCAATGTAGATCTTATCATTGAGCTTGAGTGACTGGATGTCCACCTCATCAAGGTCAAAGTAAGCTATCAACATCTTGCCTACGTTTATCTGGTTGACTGTCCTCCTCCAATACAAGTTGTACAGGTTATTAGCAGTCAGTGATACAGGCTCATAGAAGTAGTAATCATTCGTGCCAAAGTTGATGTCAAAGGTAGGTGTTAAGGCATTGTTGAAGTGCCCTAACATTGGATAGTTAGTCAAGCCATACTGACCTGTAGTACCGAAGTCCACAATGTCAAACGGTCCACACACTTGCTCACCACCATCATACAAGATACGGATGTTAGTATTTGGAGCTGAACCAATTATGGCTGGAACATATGCCCCAAAGTTTGTAGGGTAGACTGGAGTAGGGGAGAACAGTAGAGCCTGAGTCTCAACATCCTTAACATATTCATTGTCAAAAGTATATTCTATCTGACCGTATATCTCACCAGTCGCTTGTGTGTATATCTTATTGAAATCATCATCATCCTGTTCATAAGTTAACTTCAACTTCTTCTTAGTCAAGTCTGGAAGGAATACCAACTCTTGAGGCTTATCCTTTGCCAGCTTGCTTGACCAATCCTTCTCAGCACCCGAATCATAGTACTCATCTCTATGCCTTAATACAAGGTTATAAGGGTTATCAATGTCTTGCTCCACATACAGGTTGTACATCTGTAGGATAGACTTCACGAAGTCAGACTGCTTAATCTCTACAGGTACATACTGATTCATGGTCAACGTGCCACCTGTCACTTGTATGTTGTTGCTTGGCAGTATCACCATGTTGATGAAGTTCAGGTCAAGGACTACGTTGACGGCTGCTGGTGTAAGCAAGCTACTCACAAGCCTCCACACCCCTTGGTTCTGTGCTTGATAAGATAGTGCCGCATCACCAAAGGTAGTTATCTGAACTCCCACCTCAAGTATCTGTATGTCTGCTGCATCTATAGATAGTACAAATGGATCATTAGTAACTGCAGGAATATCAAAGGACTCAGCAAATGATAATATAGTAGTGCTACCTGTTGGTAATGTTCCTGAGTACACTGTCTGAGCTTGTCCATACACCACCGCATTTTGTAGACCTGCTACACTAATCACAGCATATACCCTATATCTATTGTATGAGTTACCTATGAAGGTTGGTTGCAATAAGGTAGCAGTACCTCCACTCGTATTGTCAAGGGATATAGTGCCCCCTATTGTCAATGTGTACATATAGTGCTCACCCGATATAGCACTGGTGCTGAACGGTGATGTGTACTGACCTGTCACTGGGTCAAAAATACCTTGACTATCAATTACCTCACTCCATCCTGAGTCAATGGCTTCCTGAAAGGTTACGTTCTGACCTGTTGCCTGTACATTTGTAGTGGTCCATGTGTTGGTTGCCTCAACTCTGTAGTCATCATAGTTCTGGTCATTGGTATCACCATTGTATGGTATCAATAACTTATCAAAGTGTGCAGATGCTAACTCACTCCATGTGTAGGTGAAACCAGCCACAGCGAATATCCTATCAAAGTAGGTCTTAGCATAGATGGCTGGCTTGAAGTCATTTGCATTGTATACGTTGCTGTTGTTGTACGGCATCACATACTTATAGCCATTAACCACAGTGTTAGCAAATGAGCCCACTATAGCTGATGAGTCAAAGGCATGGTTGAGGTCAGAGAAATCTAAGTCAGTCAAGTTAACGTTGGTAATGGCTGTAAAGAACTCAGCCCTGCTATCCTTAATCAATACAGTGTAGCTCACCTCATCCTCATAGCTGTTGTTGGCCTGTACCTTGTTCACACTTACCAACTGCAGAAGAGCCTCATCCAAGATAGGAACTCCGTTCTGTATTACCTGACACTTAGTCAAGGCATTGATGTTGAATGTGCCAGCCTGTATGTTCACATCATAGTAGTGACCTAACAACTCATTGTTGTTCTTAGTGCCATCCAATGTGACAGTCTTTGAGAATGTACCCTTGCGAGCTGACAAGTCTCTGATGTCACCTATGTTGAACGTGATGGGTAGGGATAGAGTCTCAGCGACATCCAGCTCCCCTGTTGATAGTACTATCTTAACCATTGATTATATCGTTATTAGATAACCTAACCTGTAGCTGTTGCCTAATCAAGTGCTTGTTACGTACCCTCTGTATGTCAAAGGTGTTGTTCAGTACATTACAGCTCACATACTCAGTACTCTCTGGGATGTGTATGATACAGCCATCCTCATCATAGAGTGGTATCCCATCCTCTGTGATGTGGTACACTACATTCTTGATGTAAGTCTGTGGTGAGGTCACCAACTGCTGGAAGTAGATGCCTTCATTCTCACTCATCCAGTTGGTGTTGAGATCAATGGTCTTAGTTACTTGAGTGTTGAAATTAACAGTGCCCTGTTCATAAGTCTTGTACTTCCACTCTGAGCCAGTTACGTATCCAGGCACATCCTTGTTGTAGGTCTCTCTCTTGATGTTCAACTTCTCATAGCTCTTAAGCTGGAAGGCAAAGCTACTCCATGAGCCCATCCTATCTAAGAACAGGATGTGACTCTCAGAGATCAATACTCTCCTATCTATGTTGATGGCATACTTAATACTCTTCTGAGGGTTGAATATCCCATCACTGTAGTGCACTCCATAGCTCTGAGTGGTTGGCTTGACAAGTGGAGCAGTGCCACTCACTAAGGTAAGTGAGCCATAGTTGTTAGGACCAACTGCCACACCTTTAATGTAGTCAGCTCCTGCAATATCCTTGTAGAACACTGAGCCGTCATCACTTGTAAAGTACACCCTCTTGTTGACAGGTACAGGACCAACGTCCTTAAGGTTGAGCCATAAGTCCTGCCCAGGGGTGCAAGTGAATGATAGAGGCTGGTCAGTCAACCATGCCTTAGTTACACCATCAAGCTCGTAGTCAGTCTCATCCCAGTACGGCATCTCAAGCCATGGTTGCACACCATTGAACACATACTTGTCAAGGGTGCTTATGATGTCAAGGTCTATGGTCTTACGGTTGTCAGCATACTTGACAGTGCCATTGATGGTGTCATCAGTCACATCTGCCCATAGTGCATTGATCGTGAAGGAGGTAGTACCTGTGATTGCAGTCACAGTGTGTAGACCTTCCACTGATGGGTTAGCCACACCTCCATCTGCCTGAGTGATGTTCACCTGGTCACCCACTTGGAAGGGATGAGTCGCTGTTATCTCAACACTCCCTCCATTGTCAGTCAGTGATGCAGTATAGCTTAGGTCAAAGATATACTCTTCTCCTATCCTTAAGTCATAGTTATAGTAGCTGTTGGTGGCATCATAGAAGGTGGTCACTGTAGGGTTGAAGTCAAAGGTTACCATGTTGCTCAAGAGCTTACTCAAGTCTTGCTCACCATAGCCAGTGCCGAATGTTGGCAGTGCCTTGTAGTATCCTATCCTGTTTGATGTGCCTGCCTCAAACACCTCAAAGATGTATCTGAACCCTGCCTTGTTCACGTTGGTTGAGTTCACTATGAACTTGACCTCATTGTACGCAGGAGTGAAATCTTGAGGCTGTGCTATGAATGTTGTTGCCATACCTATATTGTATCTTGAAGTGAATCCTGTTAGAAGGAGAGATACGAGTCATCAGTGTAGTACTCCTCCTTGATGTGGGTGGCTGCATATCGGATGGCATCCATAGCATCATCCCAAAGTTTGACAGGCTCATCTGTGATGGTATCACCTATTTTCTTCCACTTATAGTTCTCATACTCCTTCTTGAGTGCAGGGTGGTCTTCACATATCACACCAAAGGTCTTGATGTTATCTATCCCTTTCTTCACCACCTTGTTAGCATTCTCAATGTAGTACCCTGCCCTATCTATCTCAGCAATAGTCTCTGGCCTTGAATAGTCAGCCAGTATGTTCACACTCTTATCTATGCCTAACTGGTCCATCCTTGCGATGAGGTCAGTCGTGGTCAAGTAACTCTCATAGATCACTGGCTCAATGTAGATGTCCTTGTCTCTCCAGTACACACGTATCAGTGCAGTAGGGTGGTTGTACCCAAAGTCAAGCCCGTATACGTACTCAGTGAACTTAGCAGGACGGTGCTTGACAAATGACCAGTTAGAGTAGATGTTGCTCTTAGAGATAGCCTTCTCCCCCAGTGCGTATATCTGGTATTGTGCCTCATCTGTCCTCTTTAAGTCCTCTATCTGTCTCTTGATGCTCTCTGGCAAAAAGGGGTTATCCTTGTAGGTTGACTTGATGAGTACACTCTCATCTGGTGGTAGTTCATAGAGCCATGAGTTTGACTCCGATGGGTTGTAGTCAAAGATTAGCTTGCCCTCTGTCCTCATGTTCAGCTGAGTAAAGTCATCATAGTATAGCTCATTAGCCTCATTGCACCATGCAAGGTCTCTCTTCCTACCTCGTATCTTTTGCTCATCATCCACTGAGAAGAATTCCACAATAGAGCCATTGTCAAAGGTGTAGATGTGCTCAGACTTATTGTGCTTGCTCACCTCGTAGATATTCAAGTCCTTCATGATCTCAAGGAAGTCTCTCATCACTGTAGCTCTGAGTGCAGGGAAGGTCTTCCTTATGATGCTCACCACCTTGCCTCTGTTCTGTAGGCAGTAGACTATTATCAGCTGACATAGGCTGTAGGTCTTGCTTGACCTTGAGCCCCCTTCATTGATAATGAATCTGTGGTCTGGACTTGTCAGTGCCTCGTAGTTCTTCTCGAATATCACTGTGCTCTTTATCTCCATAGTGTGCAATAGTTGAACAATACCACCTATTTAGTAGTATAGTAATAATTATTTCAAAGATACACTATTTAATAATAGTAATCTTAATCTCATTGATGGCCTCACCCTTTGTGGTGGTGTCAACCCTCTCAGTGAGGTTGTTCAGTCTCTGAGTGATGGAGGCATTGTACTGCCCTGTCATCCCTCCCTCAATTTGGTCTCTTCTAATTGCTTCCTCTATACGCGTACAGATTGTAGTATACGCTGAATATCTACCATCCGTATTAGCAAAGTAATCATTCACAGTACTGCCATTATCAGCAGCAAAGCATCTGAAACCTACTTGAGTCATTGGTCTCTCCAAAGGTACAGCAGTTGCCTCACCTGTCTTGTTTGACAGTGAGTACTGAAAACGTGGGTTTGCCTTGGTCCATTCTTTGTACCTTTCAAACAATTCCCACATTGCCTCTGGAGTCTCTATGTGTTTATGCCTTGGCATCTGTAGCAGGTTTCTTTTTGCGTTTCTTCTTAGGTGCAGGGATTGGTCCATCCACAGCCTTGTACTCTATCACAGTTACCTCTGGTGCAGTGGTAGTCACCACCTCTTCAAAGATATGCTTGAGTCCTATTGACTGGTAGTACTTAACCTTGTTCATGTCAATCTTATCCACCACTATTGTGCGAGTTCCTAAGATACGATCATACACCTTCACAGTTGTGCCGATGTATTCTGTTTTAATTTTGTAAGTCATTTTGTTGTATTATAATGAATATTAGATATGCTCCTAATGTTGCACCTGCGAACTTAAACAGCAGATACACATTCTCATTGAATAGTGCCAGCACCACACCCCATGCCAGGATGTAAGTTATTAAGCCTATGATGTCAACACTCTTCATACCTATATTGTATCTCTTTAATATTTTGTTTAATTTCTCGTATCAGAAAGTAGGCTGATGTGATGTTGATGTTGAAGTACTTAGCCAGTGCCGTTTGAGTTGAATGTCCTTTGTCATAGTATGCCTCAAATATAAGTCTTTTTATCCTGTCATCCAATGAGCTCCGATATATCTCAACCATTGCCTTCTTAAAGTTGTGCCGTTCCTCTATCTCAAGTTTGTGTTCTATCTCACTGGGGTCATCTAAGCAGTCACCCAGGTACTCTTGTGATCTATAGATATCATCTCTCTTGCTCTTTGACCCTTGAGTCCAGATTAACTCATACTTAATAGTGTTCAGTAGGTAGCTCTTGGCCTTGTCTTGAGTCATATCTGGTATGTTGACCTTCACACAGTGCAAGTAAGCGTTGTTGATGACTGCATCAGCTTCTATTGAGGATGGTATGTTCAGTCGCTTGAGGAAGTGCTTAGTATATTTGAGCACCTCATCATAGTGATGGTTGATATATTGGTCAAGTATTAGCTTCATACCAGGTGAGAAAGTCTTTGTACCACACCTTCCTGCGTACTCCAGAGCAGAAGCACTCCTTGTCACGTATGCCAGTCACTCTGTTCTTCACCCTCTGCAGTTGTACCAGTGAACTCTTCTTCATGGTTTGCTCTTCTGGTAGGTTGAGAATGGTCTCTATGAGTTGTATATCAGTTTGTTCAAGCATACAGCAGTGAGTGATGTGGCACAGGCCACAGTGAATGATTGTGAGTAAACCAATGTAGACCAGAACGAGAGACACTTCCAACATCCTAAGGCAGTATGTAGCCAGTCTGGTAGTATGAGTCGGGTGTCTATGTAGTCCTGGATAGGTTCGAAGTGGGTGAACCACCATGAGACTACTAAGGGAGTGATGTAATTGATTATCATGGTGTAAATATAGTAATTATTTGAATACAAAAAAGGGGAGCTGTTACACTCCCCTGTTGGTTTACCAGAGCCTCAGTAGTCAGGACAGGATTCGAACCTGTAACTTCAGTAGGGAGATATCCCATTGCTGTGCGTCCTCACCGCCACCTGACTATAAACCCCCTCACTTGTATTAAAAATTCCTAGGTTTCAGTTTGATGAGGGGGGTAGGGTTGCAGACCCTTAGTTATCTACTAAGTCATATCTCACTTCATAAGTGACAGGAAATACAGCAATAGGTTTGTGATATCCTCTCTTTAATGACCATATTAGTATTGTGTTATCCACTTCAATCCTGGTATCCTCAGGAACCTCAATTGTAAAATATGTGCCGTCTGGTCTTTGTATTCCTATTATTTTTGTATTCATTTCATTAGATAATTAAACACCTTATCATAAAACTTACCCTTTGCCTCCCCACCATGAAGGAACCTGTGCAGGGTACCGTTGACCACACCGATGTCATCTGCCATGTGCACAGCCTTGTATCTTGTGGTGAGTCTATCCTTGAGCTCTTGTCTCATCCAGTCAGTAAATGTCTGCCCTGTATTGAGATACACTGTCTTAGAACGGCAGGTCATCGTCCAGTTGTATTGGTGCAATGTGAGCTGACTGTTCTCTTGGTCCTGTAGGTTGCACCTTCCATGCATCAAGGGTGTTGTAGTACCTACCATTGTACTCTCTACCTCTCACATTGAAATACACCTCTACCTCTTGACCTTCACCATACGGTGCTATCACATCCATCTTGTCATTGACTGTCTGGAAGATTATCTCTTGAGGGTACTTTGCATCTGCTGTAGTGATCACAAACTCTCTCACTGAGAACTTGTCACTGATGACCTTGATTGGATTGATGAGCTTGATAGCTCCTTTGATTGTTAGTTCTGACATTGTTATAAATTAAAGGTTGTTTATTTCTTGTTTGACTTCGTTCCAGTAATCAATCGTAGGTTGATAAGTAACTAAAAGTAATAACTCATCTATTGAAATCACTGCTGTTTGCTTAGCTAACTCATTCCAATACAACTCAACTTCTGCTCCTAACTCATCATTGAATATGGATGCTTTCTCTTTAGTCTCTTGAGTTACATCCCATGCAATACTGGTCTGTAGATTGTAGAATCTATCTACTAACTCCTGTGCTTTCTCTTTTGGTGTCATTATTTATTGTTTAAAAGGTTTATATACTGTGAATAATACTCTGAACAGTGGATCAACCGTTCCTTAATCTGCTCCTCAAGTGCCAAGTCTCTCTCATATCTCACTACTGTGACACGTTTAGCTGGGTCAATGTGGTCAACTCTATGGATGGATAGGTTATCCCACTCAGTCAGTAGCTCATCGGGTGTAGTGTACATGGTGTAGACTAACTCAAATGATGGCTTGTCATACAGCCACATATAAGCACGTCCTTGCCACTCATACCCACTTGCATCACCTTCTGATGGTGTAGCAGGGAAGGTCTCTAATGACCATGATGACTTGATGTCAATGATACTGTCATCTGTTATGATGTCACAACAGCCTGTCATAAACTCATTTTCTACTCTTAGCTCATTCTTAGTGTACTGAGTGAACCTAACTGAGTTCAGTAGGTCAATGCCTTCCTGCTCCCAGTCAGTACCTTTAATCATTGGCTTAGTCTTGATCTCTGTGGTGTACCCATAGAAGTCCTGCTTAGCTATCTTTCTAATCTCTGACTTAGTAGTCTCAGATAGTACCTCTGACTTACTCCTTGAGTTGGTCATTAGGTTGCCCAGTTGTGATGCTCTCCACTTCATAGTCTTGCCTCCTGTTCTTTAGTAAGTGAGAACTGATCCTTTAACTTCTCAAGTGAGTAAGTGCCCTTCTCAATAGCAGTAATTGCATCTGTAAGTCTCTCATCACTGATAGGTGGCTTGGTTGGTGTTGACTTACTTGCAGCTGCACCATCATCATCTACTGCCTGTAGTGATAGAGTTGACTGGAGGGTGTAACGTCTGTAGTAAGTGATGGCACTACCCTGCTGTTGTGGGTTCATACCTGCTGGAAGCTCCATGCAAGACTCAATGCTCATGCCTGAGTCAATGTCAATAATCTGAGTACACACGCTGTTGCCTTGGATAGGTTGCAGGAGTAACAGTCCATTCTCAAGTAGAATAGGCTCAACTGCCTCAATGATTGCATTCAAGTCAGCGTATGACTTCTTGAAGTGGGGGTTGTTAGCGTTTTTGGTAACCTTACCGATTGCTAACTTAGCTCTGTGGAGCTTCTGGTGAAAGGACAGGGTATCCTGTACCTCATTTGCCTGTCTGATTTTCTCAGATGAGCTGATTAATTGCTTTTCCATGATTAAATTATTTTCGTCAAAGATAAGAAAGTTTTGCATAAGTAGAAAATAAAGTTATTAACAATTGTATGTTAACTCCTCACCAGTGAGTGCAAAGTACAGGTTTTCAAGTTGGTGAGCGTATTGAATATGCTTATATCTTAAAAAGTTATTATCGTTTTTAATAACAAAAATATTAGTTATACCAAATTCATATCCATAGTGATAGTCTTTGACATATACTCTATCAGTAAATTGTTTAAAACCTACCTTTAATAACCACTCCTCAGTTATCTCAAGAGCCTGATAAAAGTCATCAATCTCATCACTTAATAAGTTTTCAATATCCTCAAGGTTAATGAGTCCTATCTTATAAGTGCCATCTCCTAATTCTATTTTATAGGTATTACCTAACCTAATTTCATGTGAGTCTAATGTCATATCTAATCTATTTCGTTATTGATACCCTCAACAGGGTGTTTATACTTCTTTCTTAGGTGCTTGAGCTTGACCTTGAACTTAGGCATTTTGAGTTTGATTCTTACTTTCATAGCTTATGTATCTCTTGCCTAACCTGTTCTAAGTACGCTCTCTCTTTCTCACAGTACCTACCAAGTGAGGTGTTGACATCTGTGAATGGGAGTACTGAAATCATTTGGTCTACTGCTATTAGAGCACATTGTTTGGCTGTATCAAAACACATTGGATAATTTCCCATAGGATCATCCACATGGTACATTTTATTAAACAATTCCTTTGCTTTCTCTTTTGCACTCATATCCCTTCTGTAAATTGTTCATACCACACCACAAACTCATCAAAGGTCCTCACAATGATATACACCCCTCCTGCACGTTCAATGGATGCTTGATAATCCTTTTGCACTTGTGACTGTACATCCTTTCCAAATTTTATCTCTATTTTAACTGACCTTCCTCTTATGGTAGATGAGATGTCAGCAGTGCCCTTAGTACTCTGTCCTGGTGTCCACTTGCCAGGAAGCTGTCGGTGGTGAGCAAGTTCACCTGTGCCCACTTGTATCTTTGCTCCCTCCCTGTACTGACCTTGTGATGAGATACGCTCAGCTTGACCACCCATGAAGGTGATGTAAGCAATGACACACTTAGTCAGTGCATTGGCTGAGTTATCTGCCCACTTAGTGTATGGGATGTACTTCTCATCAATGGATGGATACTTAAGTCTCAAGTCCTCCAGCTCGAGGGCCTTGAGTAGTTGTGCGTTTGTCTTATTCATGATATCTGATATAAAATATGTTGATACTTAGTCAGACCCTTTGGCCTATATCCGAACCATTCATCTGGTGTGATCTCAATAATCTTTCGTATCTCCGTTTCCATAGATCCACATTTATTTCTGCACTTGCTAACTCCTTGAATGATGTTTGTGGTATTGGTAATTCGTAATATTGCTTCCTCAAGTCTAATAATTTCTGATTCAATGGATTGTTCAGACATTTGTCTCTCATATCTTGTAATTTCTGCTTGTATGTTGAGAATTGCACATCTAATATGTTCTCTTCTGTCTTTATAGATTCCTGTTCTTTCATATAGTTTTGATGTTTCTTCATCATGGATTCTCTCATATTGTTTATTGTCTCTGCTCTTTTTTGCTCTTGCTCTTTCCACATTGTCTCTAAGCTCTGCAAGTTTTCCTTCTCCATCATGTACTCTTTTAGCAATTTGTTCAATATTTCTGTTTCCAGTAATACTATCTCTTCCATGGACTTGATCTCCTTTATCATCTATGTAAATTTTGAATGTTAATATTTGATTCTCATCAATAAATTCTTGTTTTTTTTCACTTAAGTCACTTGATTTTATGACTTCAATGATACACTCAGTACCATCCAGTAGATTAGCTTTTACATCTGCTCTATATCTACTGCCTTCAATAACTACTTCTGGCTTAGCATTATCAATTAGTATCTTATGATTCTTATAAATAAAATAATTTTGCTCTATTATTTTGCCTTTAAAATCTTTATGCTCAAATGACTCATCAATAAAATTAGAGAAGTCAGTAATAACTCCATTGATAACAAAGGATGCGTCTTTTGTCAGCTTCCAGTGAGGTGTTTGATTATTAAAGTAAGGCTTAAATTTTATCTGTTTATTAGGAAGTCCATACCAATCTCGCTTGCTTAATTTCACAGCCTCTGATATACTGACCTGGTTATTATGCTCATCATAAGCATAAGGCCATTTATTTATACGTTCTTGTTCCATTAGAAAGGTGCTTCATTAATTGGTGTAAAATCATCATCTGGTGGAGGTGTTGCTTCTATTTGTGTTGCAATACTATCAATCTGAAACCATCTTGTACCATTGCTATTTCCTTCTGTATATTCTTTATTATAGAACTCACAGTATTTTTGTATCCATTGAGTGAAACGTTTTTGTTTCAACCATTGCTTAAAGTCCTTATTCTCTTCAATGAACTTATCAAACACTAAGTTTTTATTGATACGGTGGCCTTCTGTTATCTCATCCGTTTCTTTTATCCATTCAAGGAATTCATGTGATGTCTCATTGATTAGCTTTCTATTTTCTAAGTTTTTATGCTTAAATTCTACAAGGCCATGTTGAAGGTAGTATGTCAAGCAGTTAATCATGAAGTGGTCAAATCGGGCCCACTCTAATTCATTCCACTCATCAAATAACATATGACCAAAAAAGTCAAGCGGTGATCTATCTGCATTAAAAAATGAACTCATCTCCACCTCAAACTTTCTACGTTCAAATGAGCCACCCATACCATTGATAGTGTAATTGGTAGTGATGACTATCTTTGGTGATTTAGTCACTGGGAGCTTGATAGCATCCTGCCCTTTGTACTCAAGTGTGATACCTTCTGTGATGAGTGAAAATAGGTTCTCAAAGTTAAAGTTCTTTTTAACGTCATCAAATACCAATAGCTGAGTATCAACAGGAATAGCTTGATAAGGGAATGATTTAGTGAACTCAAATGTTTTACCATCAATGTTGGCCACTTTTTTAATGTGACTCAAAGCATTCCAGAAGAGTGACTTCCCACTTCCTCCATTTGGATTATCACTAATTGTCTCATCATTGAATATGATGGCTTTATTGTTGGCAGATGTCTTAAATGAGTGCATCAAGTAACCTATCACTGACTTCAATGAGTCATATTTCTCAGTATCTTGAGATGCACAATACCAGATAAAGCTCCGATATTCTGAGTCATGGTGATCAGCATCTATTAAATCTCTATCAATCACTTGTTTCTTCCATACAAAGCCATCAAGGTCCTTATAATCTACCTTTTCAACCTTGTCTTTTGTGACCTTCAAAGCACAATTTCTGTAATATATCCATGCGAAGTCCTTACCATCTTGCTCAACAGTGAATTGTGCAGTATCAAGCATAGATAAAAATGCAGGAGTGAATGATCGTGTTGATGCAGCCAGTGAGTCATACACATCAAATTTCAATTTCTCCATTTGATTCTTAAGTACGTAGTCTTTTATGTTGTACTCCGATACCTCATCAACAAAATTGTCATCTTTTTTTATGAAAGTAAATGTCTTTGAGTTTTCAACAGGATAATGTTTATAAAAAGAATTGTGTTCAAGGTAGAACTTGAATTTATGAGGTGATATTTTTAGCTTTCCTTTGTCATCATAGCACCAAAACTCCTCAAGGTTAATTGATGACTTAGCTGAGTCAATCTCATGCTTGATAGATGACTCTTCAAGCTGAGGGAACATTTCATATATCTCCTTATTTGACTTCCCTATCTTGGCCAATCCTATGATTGTACTTTTTGTTTCCTTATCCTCAAAGTTTTTTATGCCAAAATTGGCAGTATGCTTGTACGCAGATGCAATTAACGCTTTTATCTCTGACTCTGGAAAGTCTGACTCTGCATTTGGAAGGATATAAGTCTCACAGGTTAGTTGCTCCACCCCAAAGTCATTGAATGCTTTTGCCAGTTTATGGTAGGAGTTATTCCTTTGGCTTCCATTGTAGTGATTCTTAAACCAAACCATCAAACGATTAGCAATTTGATCCTGGTCCTTTAATGGGATATTTGTAACTGAGCCAAGTTGTGATGTATCAATCTCTTTCTCATCTGGTACAAATTCCTCAAATACTTCTGACTCATCATTGATATAAATTTCAGGATCATAAGACTCAAAGCATAATCTTGATATATCTTGACCAGAAGTATCCACTGTATTCTCACCAAACTCATCATTAACCCATTTGAAGTGATTGAATATTGCCTTGTACCTTCTGTTATATTCATCATTATCTTGAACAATAGGAATTTTAACCAGGGCTTTTAGGCCATTGCCAGAAGGAGATACCCAAACAGAAAAAATAATCTTATCTGCTGCAAGTTTTTCTTTGAGTTGTTTGACCTCATCAAATGATTTTAGCTTATCAAAGTCAATTATTGAAAAACCAGATGCTGTCTTTAATCCACTCTTTGCTCTCCTGGTGAATGTACCACAGAAAGTAACTGCAGAAAGTGATCCTTTTATTAAGTCTCTTTTTGGTTTATCCAGCTCAGCTCTTAGTGCTTCAATCTTATCCTTTACTTCACCATATCTGATACGTTCAAGGTAGAAAATAATGTCTTTTGCTCTTCCAATAGGAATGACAGAATGCTTGTCTTTGTAAAAATCTACTTTCATAATCTGTTTTTAGTACACTGTTAAATAAAAAATGGGAGAAAGGAACAGTGTAAACCTTTTATGTGGATGCCTCCGACAACTCCCTTTGCAAAGATATAAAATAAATTCAATGCGTACTGTAAATGTTGATAATTTTAAATGTGTACTGCAATGTGTACTGTTAAAAAGTCAATAATATCAATGCATACAGAGTCAATAGTACACATTTAACTGTTTTTTTGCCTAATTTTTTCAAAAGGCGGAAATGAAAATAAATATTATTTTATATAAATATTTAGAAAATAAAAAATGTGTATAGTATAGAGCAAAAAAAAGTGTACTTGTGTACTGTCAGTCAACAAAAAACCCCCAGCCAGTCAAGGAGGGGGTCTTTTTGGATAATCAATCAAGTAAAAGCAGAGCTAAATTAGTCAATAATATTCATTATTTGCAATCATTTCCTTAATTATTTTTAAGTCAGTAGTGTTGTTGCACTTCAAGATGTCATCATAGATGTTTCTCTTTTCCTCAATCACTGGCTCAAAGATGTCAAGCTCCTTCTGTATGTGGAAGAGGTAAATTGTATCCTTGCTCTTCATAAAGTGATCGTGTACATTGATTGAGTGCAGGATGGTGGCATGTGTTCTGTGGAATATGTCAGCTATATTCTGAAAAGATAGCCCCTCTTTTCTCAGCAGGTTAGCCAGATAGAACCTTCTGTAAGCATATTCTCTGTGTCGCTTATTAGAGTCCAGTTTGTTCTCTTGGATGTATTCAATTATTTCTTTTGTCATTGTATCTCTGTATTACTCTTATAAAAATCATGATGAAGGCAGCTGCCCAGGTGATCATTGCTAATTCTTTCATTTTCTTAATTGGTATTTATTATTTGTATCCTTATCTATTGAGTACCCTAATGCCTTGAATAGTTCAAAGTAACGGTACACTGTGCGGTGACTTACACCCAAGTACCTTGCAATGGTATGGATGCACCTGTACTTATCTTGCAGGAGCTCCATTAGTCGGATGCATCTGTACATTTTGTGCTGGTTCATGAGTACTTAGTTGTGTAGTAAATAGCTTTCCAAGCTAATACTGCTGTTGTTGGGTTTAGTATCATTGTTCTGATTTAAAGGTTTCTAAATTCATGTATCCATCAAAGTCTAAAATTTTCATATTTTTTCTATCACATATTATTGCAAATTCAGCATATTTATGTGACTGCTCTATTTCCATTTGCTTAGATTGTTCAATAATACAATTTAATACAACTCTATCTACAGTTCCATTAATTATTGCTTTTTCATTTATTTCTTCAACCAACCATTCTACTGCTGTTTTCATTCTATTCTGATTTAAATTTTTTATTCCAATATTCATTCCACGTTAATCTTACTTTTTTATTACACTTATAGCAATGTGTGCTATGAACATATATAAATTTATGGTTGCAATAGATATATTTTCTAATAAACATTTTTAACCATTCTACTGCTGTTTTCATTGTTCTGATTTAAATGTTATTTATTTCTTGTTTAACTTGTTCCTCATTATATATTCTTTGAGATTGCCATTTAAGTTTAAGAGTTAAAAATGCTTCTAAATAAGTATCAAAATAACCATCTACTTGGTCATGTTCATCAATACTTGATAACCCATATTTACTACCTATTGTTTTAAAAATTAATCTTTCAGCAGCTTCTTCAAGTGTTTTTTTTTCCATTCTATTCTATTCTGATTTAAAGGTTTCGTTGTAGTATTGTTCAAATGATTCCCATTTACATGTCCCTCCACTCTCCATATAATGAGCTCCTTGTTTCCACCATTCTTCAGCTGTATTATCATGCTGCTCTTTCTCCATTTCTTTGGCTTTACTTAATACGGTTTCAAAGTTAAATATCTTATCACTTTGTATTCTTTCTGCAAACCATTCTACTGCTGTTTTCATATTCTATTTACTTTGATTATTAACTTCTCCCAGATGTCGGCTCTTTGCCTTGCTTGAGCAGATGAGTCTGCTTTTACGGTCTTGCTGAGCTTCCTCCACGCTCCTTGAGTGTATACTCGATAGTGTATTATCCACATTGTTTATTGCTTTTAAATAGCGGTGGTATAGTTTCTCATCAAACCTATCCCATCCTTTGATGTATGCTAAATTTATCATCCTATTATTCCTAAATAGATTAGTACTATTGTAACTGCTAAGACAGTACCGATGCAGTATATTGTCTCTGCTATTGCTTTGTGATTCTCTGACATAATTATAAAGATTTAAGTTTATCAAGGTACATCTCAAGTCTTGAAAGTGCACGACATTGGGTATCTAATCTGTGTTTATACTTAGGAAGTAACTCATAGAACATACCTCTGCTAAGGTCTTTCAATGTATCAGATGTTATTTTAATTCTCTCAGCCATACCAGCAATCATAATGTGCTGAACATTCCATATCTCATTATCAATATCCTCTTGATCATATACCTTACCAGTCTCATTGCATACTTTGCAATCGTGGCTCTCATCCCATTGAGGGTCTTTATCCCATGTGTTGTTAGTTGAATACCATCCAGACCCTTCACATTTTTCACAGTCAATTAAAAATTTTTCCATTTTGCTTTGTTTTGATTAGCTTACAAATGTACTCATATTTTCCATACGTGCAAATTTTTATATACAATTTGTTGAAAATAATTGTAATTTATAATGATTCTAAATAAGGAAAGCCCACCTTATTTGGTGAGCTTAGACACGTGACACCATATCACATGGGGGAGTTGACCTGCTAACTGTTCTTATGGTAAGTATGCAAGTACTATTTTTTCTTGAATCTCTTTACAATGAATTTAGATGCTAAGGTTGCAACTGCTTTCAGGAACTTATTCTCAGAAGTTACCTCTACTTTGGTACCTGTCTCATCCTTTGTGATGTGCACATCTACTTTCTTACCATCATATTTAAGATCATGGTTTGTACCATCTTTGTGGTACTCTACTTCTGCCTTATTAGTCTCAATGATAAGGTCAACTTTGCGAGGTCTGCCTACTTTCTTTGCCATGTTTATCTTTTAAATGGTGAGTATTTGTTGTTAGTCATTCTTAAAGCCTGTTTTCTGTTGCCAGATTTCTTATAACTTAGGTGAAACCATGCTGCAGAGTTCTCTGTTCCTCCCTCGAAGATAGCTTGATCATAGTCTAAGTTATCGATTATCCAGATAAACAATGCCTTATCATGCAAATCTAAGTCCATAGCCTCACCTTTACAATGCTGAGAGGTAGTACTGCCACCTATAGCCTTATTAAGTGCAGCAGAACGAAAGCCTGAGTTGATTTTAATAGGCTTCCCTACGTGTGCTCTGAGAGGCTGAAAGACTTTCTCACACAATAGCTTAGCAGACTCAATCTGAGTAGCATTCATTTTGTTAGCAATACCTCTGGCAGTTGCTGTAGGAGATGCTTCAAACTCCTGTAAGGTTACGTTCTCACTTAGTTTCATTGTTCTCAACTGTTAATTGTGATAGTGTTGCAGCCACAGTACCTGCTGTTATGGCATATCCTGCCACAGTTACAACTGCTGCTGGTAATGTTATAGGTGCAGCAACAAGCACACCCGCCACAGCTCCTAATGTTATAGCTAATTTCTGGACTCTCTTCCAGAATTTCGGGGTCTTAGCTGACCAACGTTCTCTAATGCTCATCTGTTTAATTGTACTTCTATTAGTTTCTTTACCGATGAGGTAAGCTCAGATATCTGTTCTGCCAGATGCTTGATTTCAAGCTGAGTCATTTTCTCAATGGACTCATATTTGAACTTGGTCTCACTATCTACCAGTTCAATCTTACCTTTGAGCCTTCCTTGAGTCTCAATTATTTTCTTTTGCTCTTCTACCACTGACTTAAGATCATTGTGCACTCCTTTTAAGAAGTAAGCTATCCCAGACATGAGTGCTGTTATTACTGCAAATGCTATCTCATTGAATCCCATCTCTATGCTGGTGTTGTTAGTTGTACAATACGCTCAAGGTAGCTACCATTGAGAGGTGTTCCGTTGCCTAACTTGACAGCAATGCTGTGATATAGATCACCTTCTTTATTAGTAGCCCCTAACTTAGCAGCAATATTGCTAAGTAGGTCACCTTTAGTGGTGTTAGCTCCTATCTTTATAGCTATAGCATTGAGCCATGAGCCACCTTCTGGTTGTGTCACTCCGATATTAACAGCCCATTGTTCAATAAGTGGTGGTGTTGCAAGTACTGGCATTATAGTATAAGTATTGAGTTATTATATCCATTCTCTCTCATCCCTCCACAAGGACATCCACTGTGACATACACCAATGCAGTCACAGGTGCACTCATCTATCATAGGTCTAAGGTCAGTATCTCTGTTGGTCTTAGCTGTGAATCCAGGATACAAGTCCTTGTTAGCAATCAAGTATCTAATTAACCTTTGCTCAAAGAATGAAGCCTTCTGTGCGTAGTGCTCCATCCCGAATGCCACCTCACTACGGCCAACAGATGCTGAGTAATCACCAAACTGAGTCTGCAGTCCCTTGTTCTTGAGCTGGTAAGTCAACCCAAATACAGCATCCTCTGCACTCCTCCATGCTATCACTGGCTGTATGAAGGCCACAAGTGCCTCCTCATCTGGTGTCAATGTCTGAGCATTATACGCTCCCAGTAGATAGTTGTAGTATGTTGTTCCTAAGATAGGCATAACTCTAAGCTGAGCCTGTGTAGCTATGTATGGAGTAACATCAGTCACATCCACATTTGCTGTGATAGGTGTATTAGTCTTGAGGTATGTCTCTGTTATGAAGTATATCATGGTGCAGGTGTTGGTTGTGTTGTTGATTGTACTACATCACCTCCCTCAACAGGTGGCAATGATGCAAGTGCTCTGACCTCATTAGGTGTCATCTGCTCAAGTACCTTAGTAGCTACCAGTGGACTCAATGAGTTCAGTGCATCAGATGTCTTAGATGCATCACCTTCTATCTCGACAATAGTCTCATTGATAATCTGGAAGTTGTTGATGGTATAGTGACCTGGTATCTTAGCCAGGTGAAGGAGCTCGTTTACGATATTCTCTACCTCATTCCTCAATGGCATCACTACATTTTTCTCAAACACTACATAAGCCTGCTTGATGTCAGCTCCACCACCTAATGAACCTGTGGTCCTTACACCCATCAAGATAGGGTCAATGGTATGTGCAAAGCATATCTGCTCAGTGTTGAGTGCAGATGCCTCATGAAAGAGCTTATCATTGTTGTTGACAGGTAGTGCTTCTATCTTTGGCAGTTGGTCCTGGTTGTTAGCAAAGAATGCAACAGCCTTCCCGGCATTAGCAGCACCTTTCAACCTATCAATGGTGTGCTTAATCATGCTCTTCTCTTCCTCTGACTGTGGCCTCTTAGGGAACATCATAGCGAAGGAAGGAAATATTGAGTTTTGGATGTTAGCCTTAGCGAAGTATGACAACTCACCACTCAGAAACGCAAAATTAAGTGCCGAACTGTACTGAGGGAGCGGATACCACTCCTGCCCCAATGTCATCAACTCATAGCAGTATAGTTGCTCAAGGTCAGTGTTGGTAGGATGTGCTTTCTTGATAGGCATTACATCAATACGAGCTGACCAGTCATCACATAAATAGTAAGTTATCTTATCTCTTGCTATTCTCACCTTCTCTGGGGAGATATTCTCTATCTTGTATAGATCACCTTTCTTATTGTAGCACAGTTTGAAGTACACTCTGTGGTGAACTATCAATTGCTGAGTGACAGCCTTGTCAACCTTGCCTAACTTAATCTTTTTTTCAAAGGTGTATAGCTTTAACTTATCCTCATTTGACATCTTAGCAGTCTCAAGGGTGTATCCTCCACCTATCACAGCGTTGGTCTTGAAGTCCACTATGGCACCATGCAGTGGTGAAGTATAGTACAACTGATTAAGCAGCTCTGGAAACATATTGTTCTGCCCAAATGGGATGTATCCTGCCACCTGGTACCTACCATTGACATAAGGCAGTGATAAGTTGGCATCACCTACCCTACCAAATGGAGTGCTAAAGGACTGATATCCTTCCACTACTTCTGTTGCTTGAGGCTTAGAGCCTATGAATCTACTATACCATGCCATTAGTCATATATTGAGTTAGTTGTTAGTCCTGCCACTACCATCCTACCCTCTTCTATCATGGTCAAGCCAGTAGGGTCAAGGGTGTATGTGGGTGTCTGATAGACCTTGTATCTGTACTGACCTTTTATAAAGTCAATATCTGTAGGCTCATCAATAGTAAACAGGTTATATCTTGAAGGCCAAGGTGAGTTATCTGGTCCACTCCAGTATATTGGGTCGGGTGCAGTGTTGAACTCATCCTCAAACTCAAATAAATAGAGTGCGTTGGGTATTGTAGTGACCTCTGTAAGGGTCAACACAAAGCTATTCACTGAGTCTTTCTCAAGATATATCATACCTATATTGTATCACCTGTTTATAATAATTAAAAAAGCCCCACCGAAGTGAGGCTCTTATATATAATCGGCAAGGATTAAAGGAGTCCAGGGATGATTGTAGGGTCAACTGCATATGCTAAGTAGTCATTCTCCGCTACCAGTGTAACGGAATATTTACTACCATCTGCACGAGCTGTACCAGAGCCTTCACCTGTTGCAGATACCTGCAAGTAAGGGAAGTACCAGCAATTTCCATTAGCATCCTCAATGATACCAGCTAAATATTGTTGACCAGCTCCAAGTACCTTGATAGCTTGAGACTTAGTTTGGTCTCTTCTGTGGAACATCAAGTTCACAGTTGCAGTAACGTAGCTTGATCCGTTAATCAAGTCTATAGCACTCTCTTCTGTATAAGAGGATGTGTTTCTCTTGAACTCCAATTCAATGAATGGGTCAGCACCTACCACTAATGGTAATGTGTCTATGGTATAAGTGTTAGTACCATCAAATGTGATACCAGTCTCATCTATGTTGTCCTGTTGGTTAACATAAAATTTGTATATACCCCCAGAATTGTTGTCGCAAGATTTTAAAATTGTCTCTAAAGTTGAACAGCTCATCTGTATTAATTTTTTAAGGTTTAAAAATAGGGGAGCACTTACTGCCCCCCTGGTATATTGTTAGGCAAAACATACGTTGTACAAAACGATCTCAGCAGGGTTTGTGTAATGGAAACCAGCCTTCATGTTTGCACGAGTTCTTAAGTAAGGCTCAGCAACTGAGTCAGATAAGTTCACTGCTTTCAATGCTTTTGAATCACCTTCTGCATCAAATGCATAGATAAGGTTGTTTTTCAAAGTCAATAAGATAGTGTTGTCAGGCATACCCTCACAAACAACTACATTGATACCTAAGAAAGTCAATCCTAATGGTAATGTAACATAAGTTTGAGTGTTACCTTGAGCTGCTTTCAACTCATAAGCGTTAGCAACATTTGTTGAAACATACAATCTTAAGTCTGCTTTCTTACGTACGATAGCAGCAGGAGCAGCATTAACTACAGCCTCCAATACTGTCAACACGTTTGATGTAGAAACAGCTCCAGAGTACAATCCGTTAACATCAGCATCACCACACAACTGTACTAAGTACCCGTTGCAAAGAGATAATAATGGATCTAATGATGCAACATCACCTTGCCATCTCAACAACTCTAAGTCTTGACCGATAACCATTGCCATCTCATTCCAGTAGTAAGACATGAATGATGCAACAGTGAAATCTCCATTAGAACCTTGAGCCATTTGTAAAGCTAAGAATGATTGCTCTAAGTCAAACTGACAAAGCTGAGCCATTGCAGACAATGCACATACGTCAATGTCAATAGCATCTAATGAGTCAGTTGGTGCAGAGAAGTTACAAGTGGAAGCCTGTAATAATGAACCGAAAGTTACATTTGCTAATTTTGTTTTTGACTTGATACCTGGTAGGGTACGGAAGTTGTTAGCAATGTCAGGGCTTGATAAATAAGCCTTTGAGTAAAACTCATCTGGGTTTGCACATAATAGTGCGTTTGTTTCGATATCTAAATCGAATTTTAGGTTACGTGTCATCTTATTTGGTTTTTGAAAATTTTACAAATTCTTTGAATTTCTCATGTGCAGTCAAAGCAACTGGTGCTGCTTCCTCCACAGTCTCAGCTGAAAGGCTTTCCTCCAACTGGTTTTTTAAGTCTGCTATCATAGCAACAAGTTGATTAACTTGCTCTTCGATAACTGGTCCTACTATAGCAAGTACAGCCTCCGCATCAAGAGCAGGGTCAACTGCCATTTCAACATCCTCTGCTGCTGCTGCAGACTCTTCCTCTTGTACAGCTTCCTCTGCATTGTCTACAGTGGTCTGAGCTTCTTCCTCAACAGCAGGGTCTGCTGCCATTTCTGCCTCCATTTCGGTAGGCACATCTTTAATCTCAACAACTTCTCCGTCTGCTATGACGTAGATTTTGTCTTCAATCCGATGCTCTCCATCAGGTAACTTCATTGTATTTAAATTTAATTGTTCCGATAATTTCATACCTAAGAATCCCTCAATAGAGTATCCTACTTGACCAGACTCAACCAGCTTATCATAGTACTCCTTATCAGTTACTTGGCTTGTCAACATCAATGTTCCCTTAGGTACTTCAATGCCGTATGTTGTGAATGCCTTGTCAGTCTTTGGGCTGTCCACTATCCATGCCTCAAGGATGTATGCAGGTACTTTCTCAGTAGCATCATGCTCAAGGTTAAAGATATCCTTGTTCTGTAGGTTCAACATGAACTTGCTATGTATAGCCTCAATCACTTCTGCAGTGAACTGTACATCATACTCACTACCATCCTCATCCTTCCTGTAGATCTCCATAGGTATCATGGCAGGAGCAACAATACGCATCTTAACATCATCACTGAATGTCATTATAGCATGAGAATTGAATGCCATTCCTTTGACCTTAATTGCAGGCTTGTTGGTGAAGGCTATCATCTCCATCCCAAGGTCCTCTCCATCGGAGTAGGCATCCTCTATTGTTATCTTGTAGCATGGTCTGTCCATGCCTATATTGTAGAAAGTGTTATATTTGTTAAAAATTAATATTTATGGTAACTATTTTAGGCAAGGAGATACCCAATCAACTGAGTGAGTTGACGGTACAACAGTTTGAAGACATCACTACAATCCATGCAAGACAGGACATTGATGCTATTGAGAAACACATTGAGGTGTTCATGCTCTTAGGTATTGCAGAGGATGAGTGGGAGGATGTATCTATTGAGGAGTTCAAGGAATGTGTTAAGCAGTTCAACAATCTTAGTGGTAAGCCAGAGCTACAACCGTCCTTTGAGCACATGAACTACACCTATACTGCCTTTGAAGAGCAGTTTAAGTTGTCAGTTAAGGACACTAAACACATTGAGAAGGTGATGCACTCAAGACATAAGGGGTACATCTCAGAGATGTTGGCCATCCTGTTCAAACGTACTGACCTTACTAAGGCTGAGCACTATGCAGATGCACACATCAAGCTCAAGTCAAAGATAATCAGAGAGCTCAAGGCAGAGTTAGCCATGCCATACTTGGTTGAGATAGGTCAGAAGTTAGCAAAACAAATGCCTAAGGATGCACCTACCGAAGTCGTGGAGTGAGATAGATGTACTGCAGTTCAAAGAGATTAGAGAGCTGTACACTATTGAGGAAGTGTTCACCAGGGAGATAGAGATACTTGCCGCACTGGCAGACATCCCATCTGATGAGCTTGAGGACCTTGACATAAGTGAGGTGAGCACCATGCTGGCAGACATTACCTTCATAAACTCTGAGCCATCTAAGAATTATAAGCACCTCATCGGAGAGTGGAAGGTCAAGCCACTGAGCAAGCTCACCTGTGGGGAGTTCATTGACCTTGAGTACTTCTTTGCCAATGACTATGTCAAGCACATTGGTCACATTGCATCTATTCTATACCGTAAACATAGCATCAATGAGTGGGGAGATGAGGTCCTTGAGCCTTATAAGTACTCCCCATTTGACAGAGCTGAGCTGTGGGATGACTACTGTATCAATGATATCTATGGCATCATACCTACATACCTCACTTTCAGGACTGAGTTCATGGAAAAATATGAGCTATTATTCCAATCAGATGAGAGTGAGGAGGAGGAAGAGGATGGACCAAAGACAAGCCAAGATGTAAAGGCTGAGCAAGAGCAGAAGAGTGCCATCAAGTGGAGCTGGGAGAGACTACTGTACAGCCTATGTCAAGAGGACTTGACTAAGTTTGACCAAGTCACTGACCTGCCACTTGTCTTGACCTTCAATATGCTGGCCATGAAAAAAGAGTTAAATCTATAGCTGACCTCTGAATGATAGAGGTGCATTGAACTGACCTCCGATAGGTTCAAAGGTGTAGATAATAGATCGTTTCTCCCCTAAGATACGAGCCACATCAAGGATGGGATATCTCTGAGTCATCCACTCAGTGTATTGTGAGTAGATTTCACCTGTAATACCTTGACTATCCAGCTCCCTTGTTAGCTTAGCACATAGGTCAAAGGGTGCAATGTGGATAGTACCATTGTTCAAGAATCCAAAGTAATACATTGCAAGTATCTGTATCTCAAGCTCACCTAAAGCAGGTATCTTAGCATTGATACGCACTGAGTCATACAGAGCCTCTGTATCAATCAAGCCCTCTCTTAAGATTATCTGTTGCATGATTCTCTGTATCTTTCTTCTGGTAGGATACAGGACATTGAACACTCCATTATTTGCGTATCTTGCCATTACACTAAGTACTTAGGTAGTTCTACATTCTCAACCCAAGCCACAATATCAGCATCATCCCAGGTGTCAACATAGGTGAACCCTACGAATGTCACACCAAACACTGCAGACTCAGTGGTCAACACCACATCAACTGAGCAAGTGTGATACATGATAGAGTCATTGACCTTCTCCACGTTGATAAGTGGGTCAGTTATCTCTACATTGAATTGAGTAAATTTATAAGTTGCCATATTAGGTTAGTGTTGTTCCTGTTACTGTGAATGTTCTTACTGCTAAATAAGTGTTACGCTGATTAGTCTTAGCATAGTTGATAATAGGGTTCACTGAGTTACTAATCACTATCAATGCACTTGTTGTGTCATTGTTGTTAGTGTTGCTGGTCCAGTGACTGATTGACGCTAATGAAAATGGAGAGTAGTTAACATTAGCACTCAAACCCCAGTTCATTAAGTACATCACCTCATTAACATTAGGAAGCCTCCATCCTGTTGTGAATGTGCTTACTGTCAATAAGTATGCCCAGTCGATAGCTTGATTCCATGTCTGCAATAGTGGTGATGCTAACTGATAGTATCCTAACACTGTGCTCCCATCATAAGTACTCCAGTCTATCCTTATCCTGTTAGTGTAGGTTGTGCCACCTAACTCATCAGTGAATCTGTTAGTGTTACCAAAGGGGTTATTCTCAGCAAGTACTGTGAAGGAGGTAGCTCTTCCTGCCTCAAGGTCACCATCATCACCTGTACGGTATGAGGTGGTCTGACCTGTCTTCATTAGCTTAGCTGTACTACGTGATGTAGCAGTTGCTCGAGCCTTGATATATAAGTCACTTATCATACCCTTGTTGCGTTCAATGTTACTACTGCAGCAGTGCTCACTGCCACTGTTATCTTGCTACCAGATGCTATTGTTGCACCACCACCCACTGTATAGGTTGATCCATCATCCTTGATGGTTGTAGTCGGTGCGTTTAGTATGTTGGTAACTGAGTCAATCTTAAGGTCATAAGGTGCATAGAAGTCTACAGTCAAGGCATCAATCAGCTCAACTGTGTACTTTGGCCTGAGCACTATAACGTTCTGGTTCTTAATCACGAATATCTCATCACCTGTATTGTGGTCCTTAACTGCAAAGCTATGATATGTGGCATCACTACGTACTTCAAATGTGATGTTATCAGTGTTGTTCATGTGACTGTGCACATTGAACTGGCCCATTGTTTGAAACAATAGCACATGGTTATCACCTGTCAAGATACGATCAGTTGTAAGTGTGCCATCAGCGTTGTAGATGTTCACACTACCTCCACTTGAAGCAGCATCAATAATCTCCTGCCCTGTGATAGAGTAAGTACCATATCCAGTGCCAGTCAATACACTCACCTCAAGTAAGTCAGTAGCTTCAAGGTTAGCCCCTTTCGGGGTCATCTGTGATATCTTTTGTCTGCTTGCCATACCTATATTGTACTATCCTGGGAGATTTGTTATAAGTGGTACTTGACAGTCAGTCCAGTTACTCATGTCCACCTCTATGCTCATCATCCACCCTGCTGCATAGTCAAGCAGTTGGTTGTTCATAGGGGTGAGTGATGGTGTACCTAAGATGTCAAAGGAGTAGTCATCACTGAATGTGAAGTAGTTGAACAAGTCAACCAGTATCTGATGGCAGTCCGATAGTATCACAGTGATGTTAGCTCTATCCTTCTGGATGATGTCAAAGCAATATATCTCAAGGCTGATTGTATTGGTGTTCTCACTTGGTAAGGCCGTCACAGGAGCTATGAATACCAGAGGATACTTCTCATCCTTGGTGGCAAAGTTAGTTAACTGCTCAGTGAAGTCAGTACCTACCTTTTTTACCTGTAGGTGATCGTTATAGAATGCCTCAATGTGGTTGATTAGTGCTTGATAACTTGTCATAATTCTGCGTTTCTTTGTATTTTATTAACTCTATTCTGTACCTCTGTTACTTGGGTCTCACTCACTATAGCATTGACAGTGATGTTCTGTCCTTGTTGCTGACCTTCCTGTGGAGCACCTACATTGTTCAAGTTGTTACCACCTCCAAACAAGCTCACTGATGGTACTGCCATCCCTCCTGTTGTTGTGGTACCTCCGAATCCTCCTGTAGGTACATCTGGTGGGATAGGTGCAGAGCCACCACCTTGGAAGGTTGCAGATGCTATCTTACCAATATTGACAGCTGATGCAATACCAGCTGATGCAAGTGCTGCCGCCATAGCAAAACCACCATCAAACTTAGGATACTGAGCAAGGATAGATGTGATGGCCTTAGCACCATCAATCACAGCCATACCAAGGTTGAATGCTTTTTGTACTGCAAACTCTTGACGTGCTGCCTTCTCAGCCTCTGCTGTTCCTTCCTTAAGTTTCTTTTTCTTGAATGAGAATAGTAACTCAGCCACCTGTTGACCTGCTTGGAGTCCTTGAGCTGCATAATCAAGACCTTGTGCTATCTGTTTAGCTTCAATCTCATTGATTTT